GTCACTATCATCGCTAAAAGCATCTGAGAACGAATCAAACGATGGTGCGTCATCGCCAATCCCAAATCCAGTACCTTCACCATAACCAATTCCTAACGATGAGTCTAAATCTGATCCAGATTCAGATGGTCCACCGCCAACAGGGGCGCCTGTTCCTCCAAATGCATCCAAACTCACATCTTTCTCTGCTTCTACTTGAGCCGCTACTTCGCTATATGACATATCCATATTATCTACAAAGCCTTTAGCATTGTCGAAAGCTATACCTGCTTCTGATAATGCATCAGCATCTTCTTGTGAAATTTGACCAGATGTAACAGCGGCATCCATTTGACGACCAATCATAGGTGCTGGATCATCTATTATTGCATCCATTATTTCTTTACCCTTTTTAGAATTTTCCATTCCAAGAAAGCCTATACTAAGAGCATCTAAATGATCTACCTCAATTCCATAAACCTCTCCTAAAGACATTGCAACATCTGCCTGATTTACAGTTGCACCAATGCCTCCTATAATTCCTGTTCCGGGAACGCCAAAAGCACCTGCCACACCAAGAAGTCCAGCGGCTTCTTCAGAAAGAGCAGAATCATACCCTAAAGCTGAAGTTAATCCGGGAGCAAATCCTGTAAAACCTGCATTGCCCAACATGCCAATACCATAAGAATCCGGGTCATCAGCGGCGCTGTATCCGGGTCCGTCATCTCCATCTCCGCCGCCATCGCCTTCGCTGTCTGAGACAAAAAGATCTTCTGTTCTTTCTTGTGTTGCTTGCTGTTGCTGTTGTTGCTGTTGTTGCTGCTCTTCTTGCTCTTCCTTTGGCTTATAGCCTTCTGGAATAGGATATAAAGGTCATTTACAAAAGGAATAAACAGGACATTTCCTGCTTCATTTACATACTGACGTACATCAGGAACAAAAGAACTTGCTCCACCAGTAGGTAATTGTATTTGACCAGCTTGTCCTGTAACATCATAGCTGATAGGCTGTGTAATTGGCTGTACCCTGTCAACACTTGCTGGTTGAACCTGCTGCGGCTGGGCGGATGGCGTAAAAGCTGTTGGAGATTTATATCTTGGCTGTTGTAACTGTGGCGTAGCAAACTGTGAAGGTTGCATGTATACACCACCAAAAGTGCTCGTCGGGGCGGAACCAAAAGGTGTAATATTAATCTTATTATTTTTATCTTTATCAGCCATTACATGTTATCCTTGATCCTGCTAGCTATTTGTTCTGCAGTATAAGTTTGCCCTTTAAACTTTATAGAGTCTGCTCCAATTTTCTCTTTTACCATTTTAACAATGTCATCAGGCCCTGCATTTTCTTTGCTCGCCGCGGGGATTTTGCCCGATGACGGGCTACTTGTTTCCTGTGGTCCAACATCATCAGGTATTACTTGCTCATCGCCATTGCCCATCTGACCTTTTGCTTCAAGAAGTCCATAGCCTTCTTTTGCTTTCATTCGCAGTTCTTCAAAGAACCTAATGCCGTAAAATCGAACTACATCTGCAGGAACAACATACTCACCTTCACTTAATTGAGCAGGAATATCGTCTCGCACCTCTTCTTGCAAAGAGCCTGTAGGAACATCATTACCAGAAACAGGATCTACAGTGCCACCTTGATCTGCAAGGCCGCCGTCTTCAAACATTTCCATTTGTTGTTGTAGTTCATCCATCTCTTTGTAAAACCTCTTGCTTGAGTTGCTTTAGTCTGCGCAGTGCCATGATTGCACCTTGAGTTCTGTGGATCTGTGTCAATTCATCTGTTTGCTCAAGAGTTTTTTGATGAATCTCTATTGCGGCATCAATATAATTATTGAGGCTGTCCCACTGGCGGCTGTCCCCCACCAGCGGCTTGAGGTTGCTGAGTATTTGCTTGCTGATCATTTCCACTAAATCCTTGTTCTCCCGGCGTAGGAGCTACACCAGTGCCTATGTTCCCACCGCCAGCGCCCGTTGGGTCTGCAGGATTAGCACCTGCTGCTGGTACACCCTGCTGTGGCGGTTGCTGTGCTTGGAACTGTTTCATGATCTCTGCCTGAATAGCGGCATCACCAAGATTGTTTGTGACCTTTTCAGGATCAAGATCCAAAGAAGATGCAATCTCTCTTACAATGTAGTCCATCTTTGTAAATGGTGCAAGTGCTGGGTTTACTGCTACCTGCAAGAACTGCATCAAACGCTGACTGCGTACTTCGTTTGCCATAAGGCTTTCAGTACCACGTGCCTTAACTTCAAGATCACCTTTAATTTCAGGGTCAAAGTCAAACTGCATGTTAAATCGAAATAGCCCTTCGCCCAATGGCTTGAGCAGATAGTCATCGACATTTTTAATAACTGTCTTAATAGAACCTGCGGCGGCACCCATTAGCATACTGATACAATACTGCGTTGTCTACAGCCATACGCATAAAGCCATTCATCAATGTTTGCGTATCGTCCATGTTTTCGGCAATGCCTACACCAAAGAAAGAATACGGATTAAGTTCGTATGGTGCGGCGGCATATGGAATATGTGCTGGCTTAAATGGATTAAGAACCATGCGAAGCAGTTTGTTGTTGCAGATCCAGATGTTAGCCTGAAGTTCATCAAACTCTTTTAGTTCTTCAGGAATATCTACGCCCTGTTGTTCTAGCATATCTGTGTCGATCATGCCCCAATACTCAAGAACTTCAAAGCGATCAACGCCATGATCTGTTGTATAGTCAGATAGATCGTCTTCCCAATACTTCTTGTTATAGTTCTCGCCATACTGAATTGCTTCTTCAATAAGATTGGCACGGAAATATGGGCGCTTCTTTAATGCTCGCAACTGACTGCGAGACATCTTGTGACGCTCAATAACGTACTGAGCTTCGTCCATGTTATTGGCATCTGGATCGGGGTAAAAGTTCCACACAGACACATGAGACACCTGCGGTACTGTTTTAAATACTGGAGAATAGTTACCTTCTTCGTCCCAGTTTGCATATTCTTTATCGACAGCAAATGGCCCCTTCATGACGCCTGTTCCAAACAATGCCATTTCAAAAGCAGAACTACGCAAATGCTTGCTTGCGCCAGACTCTTCAAGCTGGTCTTGAATCTTCTTTTGCATTTTTTTGGCCGCTACTTTGGCCGGATGAAATGTAACATCTGTTGGCTTGGTGCCGGGTCCAGTTTTTAACTTATCCTCGACAGGCATGAGTTTCTTGCCAAGTGCACCAAGACGCTCTAACAAACTCTTTTGCGTGTCACCGGGCTGTAGATCATTGCCGTCACCCGGAAATCCATAGGGACTTTCCATTTCTTGCTGTGCCTGTTCTGGCATCTGCTGAGTGTCAAAATGAATAGTATCCTCCACTCCTTCTGGAAGTGTGGTAGGTTCAACGCTCAGAGGAAACTTGCTGGTAGAAAAAAGAACGTCAGCAATTTGGCCGTAGGCGGCAAGAGTCTTTGTCTTTGTAATCTTGATAAATACACGAGACTTTTCAGCTTCGGTAAACTGAACATCCGGCCCGTATAAACCTCGATAGTTGCGATAGGCTCGTAGCCAACGCTCTTCGTCCATGTAACGATAATCTTCTGCACGATTAAACCGTTCCATGATGTATGGAATTAGTTTTGATACGTCATTATCCTCAATGTCGGAGTTCTCAGTATCTTCTAGTGAGATCGCATCCATGTCGAGGGAGATGTCATCTTCTTCCATTTAGTTCTCTTTCTTCAAGTAAAAAGCATCTACAGGTGGGCAATGAGTTCTAAAACAATCCAGCGTTTTATTTGCCTTCTTATTGTTTTCTTCTGCAGTTATAATCCTCAGATTTGTATGGCAATGCAATCCGCAAACTACTCTGCCTTTTAACGGTAAAACATGATCAATAGAAAACTTGACACCTAAGTTATCAGACAACCAATTTCGTTCTCTGCGAAAGATGGCCATGCATCCTTCATTTGCCCACCTAGCTGTCGAAGCTCTTTTTCTTCTAGTAGCCAAAGGTAGAGTCCGCTACTCTCATTCCTCCGGCGGGTCGGCCATGAGGATCGTAATCGAAAATACTAAACCTTGGCCTCGACATTATACCATACCTTAGAGCATCATACAAGTGGTCTTCTGCATTTGTATCAATATCTTCAGGATTTTTCTTGTCTATTGGAAGTGCAGGTAACTGAGATATGATATTCGTACAATTGTTAAAGAACACAATACGTGGTTCTTCAGTAAATTCGTCTAGCTGTAGTCGCCTGTGCAGTTCGTTTTTACCTGCAACACGGCTACCTTTACTGCGGTCAGAAGGCTTCCACCTACATCCCTTAGTGATCATCTGCTCTGCAAGGGAAGGGCCTGTGTCACCCCTTTTGTGCCATAGAGAGCTATCAAGTACACCATACTTAATATTGCCATCACCAGCCTCTAATTCAAGTACCATGTCGGCAAGATCAGTGGCCAGTACTTTAGATACATACAGTTCCCTATATACGATTAGTTGGTCGTCTGGGGCAACTGCAAACCATAATACGCCGCTGTAAGACCCATAGCCATAATCGCAAGCGCGAAACTTAACCCAATTGTGAGGTATATCAAATGGTTCAACGACATGTACATTCCTGTTAAATTCAGTGAATGCGGCACCCTCTTTAATGTCCCAATCACCTTCCAATAGCTGTCGCCTCTGCTGTTCTGGCAAAGACAAAAGCATTGCTTCGTAGTCACCTGCTTCAGACAAATAAGGGTTGTCACTCAGCCTTGCAGGAATAAACTTTCTTTTGAACAGTGCCTTACCTGCTTTCTCGTGACCTGCAGGGTATCGTAGCACTTCGCCTGTTTCAATGTCCGTGGCATCAAAAGTTGTGTTATAAGGGGCTGGGTCAATGAACATCTTCTTAACCCAATGATGCCCCCTACCGCCGGGGTTTGTAGTTGCCCTCATAAAGATGGGCAAGTCAGGTGCAGTGGATCGTAGACGAGATCGCATGTAGTTCCATGCATATGGGGTGGCCCATTGTGTCAACTCGTCAAAGCCTATCCAGCTAAAAGCCAGACCCTGATAGCGAAGCACGTCATCGTCTTTGTCGAGGTATGACATCCACAACCTCGCTCCAGATGGCGCGACCCACTGCATCTTTCTTTCTGACCACTTAATACCCGGCCAGATTTTTGGGTACAACTCCTGC